CTACTCGTTCCGGAGGGTAGCGTAGATGATTTGGGGCAGTTGGAAAGAGACTGGGCTAACCCTAATGCAGTCATCCCTTATAACCCGGAATTTGGACAACCGCATTTCCCTGCCCCACAATCATTAGCTGGAGAGTTTTACGCATTGATAGATAGAGTAGAGCATTATATAGATTTAAGTTTTGGTATACCCGAACTTATGCAGGGTTTTAAAGAAAAAGCTCCTGATACAGTTCGAGGTACTGCTATGCTTTCAGAAATGGGAGAGTCAAGAGGTAAATCTAAATTAAGAGATATAGAGGGAAGTTTAAATAGATTAGGTATGTGTATCTATAATTTGGCAAAAGGTCATTATAGTTACCAAAAAACTTTTAGAATCGTACAACCAAATAATGACTTAACTGAGTTTACAGTCAATAGTAAGATGTACGATGATAAAACTCGTGAATTGCAGACAATAGAAAATGATATTACTATTGGCCAGCATGACGTGAGAATAATATCAGGTTCAACTTTACCGTCAAACAGGGTCGCTGAGTATCAGATGTATCTTGAGGCGTTTAAATTGGGTCTGGTAGATGATGTCGAAGTCCTGAAGAAATCAGAGATTTTTGACAAAGAAGGTGTCTTACAACGCAAGGGGCAGATGGCCCAGATGCAAAGATACATTCAGCAACTTGAGAAGCAAATGAAAGACTTAAGCGGAGATTTGCAAACTGCCCAACGTGAGAATGTTCATTCTCGTAAGCAGGTCGAAGCACAAAAATTTAAGTCTGAGCTGAAAGATGTACTTACCGATGTCAAGTTTGACAGTAAGGTAAAACTCGAGAAGTTGAAGAATGTTGTTGATGCGCAAGAGGGTATTGCGAAAGAAGATGCAAAGAAAAAGTAGGAAGGGTGTCCGCAAGGACGTTTGAGGAACATACTGGTTCTGCTTTTAAAGACATCCGAAAGGGTGAAGCTAATAATTAAAAGAAATCAAGGAGTTTATAATGGAAGAAAACCTTAGACAAGAAGAAGCCGCTCAACAGGACGTAGTCCCAGAGCCTTTTCAGGAGCCAAACGATATGCAAATGGAATCTCCTGATGACGGTCAAGATAGTGAGGCTAAAAAGTTTCAATCTATGTATGACAAGAAATCAGCAGACTTTGATAAGTTAAATAACGAGGTTGGAGAGCTTAAGAAGCTTGAAAAGCTTGGTACTATGCTTAAAGAAAGACCAGATGTCGTGGACGCAATGAAAAGAACTCTGAGTGGTGAACAAGTTGTGAATGAGCAACCTCAACAGCAAGAGCAATCTCTTGACGAGAACTCATTCGACCCATGGGAAGCCTACTATAAACCTGGCTCTGCATCTTACGAGATGAGAGTTCGGGAACAAAAGAATCTTGTAAACCAAGCTGTTTCAGAACAGATGAAGGGTATACAAGAGACTGTTGCGGTAAATAACCTCAAAGGAGAACTATCTTCTAAGTATGGTATTAATGACCCAAATCAGGTTAACGACTTTATACAGTTTGCGACACAACCAAGACAGGATGTGCCGTTAGAAATGCTGGTTGATGTTTATAAAAGGCACAGAAATGTTCCTGAAAATCAAGGCGGCGAAAGTCTAGAAGCTGTTAAAAGAACTCAGTCTACGCCACAATCTGCAGGAGTACTGCAAGGTGGAGAGGGTAAAAAACCAGATGAGATAGAAGATGTTTGGAAAGGGGTTATGGGCGCAAATAGTAGAAGTAACATATTATAAATAAAACAATAGGAGTTTTAACATGGCAACATACAATTCAGGTATAGTTAATGTTGGTGACCCAGGTGCGGTTATTAGCAGTACTATTCCATCAAGGCGGCTGTTTAATTTCAGCGACCGAGTAGCAGAATTGGCCCCAGATGAATCTCCATTCTTCGTTTATTTGTCTAAAGTAGCAAAGGTTCCAACGGACGACCCACAGTTTCGATTCTTAGAAGATAGAACTAAAGTCTCCATGACAGACCGCTCATTCTTGCTTGCAGGTTCACATTCGATACCTGCTGCTGGTAGTACTCTGAGTTATTCAGTTGATACATCCGGTGGTGCAAGTGTAGACTGGCTTGTAAAGGGAATGGTATTTGCAGTGGGTTATACAGAAAATGACTCACCAGAGACAATTATCGTACGTGTAGAAGGCGGCGTTACAGATGCTGGTAGTACTTCAACTTTTAGTGGAAGAACTATCTCAGCTATTGACGGTGCTGAAACAGGTGCGGATAACGCTAAGTGTACAGTTATTGGAACATCATACGCAGAGGGCAGTGGCTCTCCAGATGTATGGTCAGAAGAGCTAGATAATGATTATGGTTATACCCAGATCTTTAAGACAGCTTGTGAAATGTCCAATACTTCTCGTGCAACACGTTACCGTGGATACGCAGATGAATGGCAACGAATCTGGAACCTTAAGCTAAGGGAACATAAAATAGATATCGAAAGAGCTATGCTTTTCGGTCAACGTGCAAGTCAAAGTGGCATTCAGTATTCTGAAGGAATATCTGGGCACATTATAAAAAATGGAACAGCAGTTGTAGATGACAGTGCTCTGTCTTACTCATCTGGCGCTCCATATTTTAGAAGTGCAGCTACAAGTGAGTTGACATACGACAGATTGCTTGGTGATTTTGAAGTAGTTTATGACCCTGCTCGTGGTGGTGGACAGCAAAAGCTAGCTTTAGCAAGTCTACCAGTGATTACATTTTTTAACAAGTTAGGTGCTGATTTCTTTGTAAATCGTTCCTACATGTCTGGCACTTCAACAGCTGTCAATGATGTTACCGCTCTTAGGTACAACATGTCAGAAAAAGAAGGTAGCTTTGGACATAAGATTATGATGGTTGATACCATTCATGGTAGCATGGCTCTTGTAAAAGAACCTCTGTTCCGTGGATTTGCTTCAGGCTTTTTACAGCTTGTTGACCTTGACCATGTATCTTATAGACCACTTGTTGGAAACGGTGTTAATCGTGACACGCACATTATTACGAATGTTCAGTCTTCTGATGAAGACCTTCGTAAGGATATGATTCTAACAGAAGCAGGTCTTGAAGTTTCTTTACCAGAAACTCATTACCTACTAAACTTAGAAGGAGTATAAAATGCGAGCTGATTATATAAATGAAAATAGTGCTTCCTCATTTGGATGGAAAAATAAAGTCCAATATGTAGGTGCTGCAATAACCCTTACTAACGATGATAGTGGTAAGGTGTTTATGTGCGAATCATCTGGAGGAGCTTATAGCATAACATTACCAACTGCTAGTACTGGAGAAGATGGATGTAACTTCAAATTCATTGTTGAAGAAGAAACACCAACTGGCGACATTACTATAGCTGCTGGTAGTGCTATTGTTAGTTTAGTATCAAAAGATGCTGGCGGAGACGGAGGTACATCTACATCAGGTACTCAGGTATCTAATGTAATATTAGACACAACCGCTCAAAAAGGTGACTACGTTGAACTCATGTTCACTGCTGGTGAATATGTTGGTAGTTCTCTTTCTGGTATCAATAATGGTATTCAAACCTCATAATCCGAATTAATAAGGATTAACAGTATGGAACTGTGGGGGCTATCAAAAAAAGATGGCTCCCGAAATCCATAAAGAATTATGAAATGTCAACATTGTAAATATCCAAATGAAGAAGGATGGTTCTATTGTAAGGACTGTGGAAAGCGTGCAAATGAGAGTGCGTTTACTACCAATATGTATATGGGTAGCGATATTGGCGGTAGGAGTGATATAGAGTTTTCTACCATTGATTCAGAAACTCATATGAATAATATGATAAAAGAAAGAAGTGGTAGGCAAGAAAAATTTTGGAAGGAGAAATTAAATGCCTTACGGTAAAGGAACTTATGGCAGTAAAGTCGGAAGACCGCCAAAGAAAAAGAAAAAGAAAAAGCCTTCAAAGAAAAGAAGGAAGAAGTAATATATGGCTACTTTTGAAGCACAAGTAGAAGCACTTACTAGTCTTTCAATAGATGGGAGTAGTGCGCCTACTCAAACAGAATTAACTCAGTTTTTAACTGATGGAGCAAAAGAAGTAATT